CGGTGTGTATTTTTTCTCTGTCAAGAACTGCGCGAACAATGTATCGAGCTTTTGGAGGTAGTATGTGACAATTCGTCGCTAAGGTGTTGACAACATCAGAAATTTTTACACCGTTGCTTGCATTGCCGACTATGTTCAATACTTCGTTGATTTCATTGTCCATACATTTTAACCTAGTAAATAAAGTAGGCCCGTTTAAGGTGGAGCCCATACCTTGCAAATTTTCTGTTTCTAGGCAATTTGCTAGCCCACGCAGCTTACGCTGCTAGTGCCATCTCTGGCTTTGCATTTGAGTTTGCATTTAGTATTTTGATCGCGTTAACCGAGCTTAAATCCGGACAACTCCACTTTTCTCACACACCTGTCGATCCTGTTTATGCCCCGAATAACCATCATTTAGTTGTTTACAAGCTCTACCTTGAGGATGTCAATCACCCGTCTAGTTTTTGGTGGAGCATCTCGGTACCGCCCCGAGGTCCAGTATGCTGTATTGAATTGCTTCAATGTTGTACTTATATTTATACACTATACTGTGTTGGTTGTCAAGTATTATTTTAAAACATTCCGCTTTTTTTACGTTCTGCTTTACACCAACTTGCATAAGACATAATTTTACTTTTATTTTTCTTGCGCTTACAATATGCAAGATAGTCTGTGTCAGTTTCCGCAGTATATTTTTTTGAAGATTTTCTAGAACCTTTGTAAAATTGTCTGCTGCCTGACCATGAGTTTGGATATGATGACATTTTTATCTTAATACTGCTAAACTTATTGTACATCAGGTTCAGGGTTGTGTGCCCAGTGCAACAGTCCTTGTCGCTGCCTAGGACGCTTGGCAGTATTGCACAATCCACTTTTTCGTACTTGTGCGCCATGTCGTGCACCAAACGAGCTCCATCGACCAATTTGCCATTTGTCCAGTGCTTCGATGCGCCTACCGTGATGGTATCTAATGTACCACTGAAACCAGCCCAGCGGATCCTCAGGAGTAATCCAATCTTTCTCAATCCATCGCTGCCTTGAAAGACCAACATTACTGGCATAAAAGTTTGCTGGTGCAATTACAATATCTTCAAGTATATCTTCAGGAGAGCTATTAAAATAACCTCCGTCAAATACACCAATTTCCAACATCTGGTATGGTGTATAAAATGGTGTAAACGCTCTCATTGTAATACTTCCTGTACTGTGCTTCTCATATAAATTAACACAAGTAGTACAGGATGTCAAGCATCATCTATTATGCATCGTAATAGATAAACTCACCTGATGCAAATTTCTACGGATACTTTATGATTGTAGGTGGAGCCATGTATAAATCGTAGGCTGACTCACAAGAATCACAAGGCTTGCCGTCTACTGTGCCGTGCCCTGCATTGCAGGTGTTGTTGCCACACTTGCCGCAAATAACCACCATGTGATCACAATGGTTGCAATATTTCCATTTATGTGTTTGATTGGTCAAATGGTTTGATCCATATATTTTTTGTATTCTTCTAAAGTATCCTTTTCAGTTACTTCCTCAAGAATTAGCGCAGGATCAAGGGTGTGAAAAGTTACTTGCTTGTCAGTTAACCAAACAACTTTTCCACCGTGGCGCAGGTGGGCCGGTCCGTGGATTGCATGTCTAAATACATTTCTCCATACTACAAAACATCGCTTGCGATCTTTGATTTTAGGAGTCTTTGGTATCTGTGCTTCCCAGGTTTTCATTTGATATTCCTTGTTAGCATTTTACACAGTATAACTGATTGTTGAGTTGTATTGCTGATGACATCCGTGTAAACTTTCCACAGCAATGGCAACGAAATGCAGTAGCAGGTAGGTTAGTCGATTTCTTCATGCTTTAATCTTTCCCCATGGGTAGTAACATTCACTTTGCTCAACAAGGCTGACTTCCAGTTGACGTTCTTCAGTATGGTCGTAGAATTGTATGCCGTGCAGCCGTAGCGCTGTAATCTGCTTTGGTTCCATTAGCACTGCTGTATTCCATTTGAGTGGAATTTCTCCACATGGATTTCTTACAGCTTCTACTGGCCAGTGAATGTCGACCAAGTGAGCCTTAACTTTTTTCTGGGTCATCTTCTGTTTTCTTCTTGCGGCGGCCATAAAAGCCTCCGGTGTACACAACATCTTCTGATCTAGCGCCCGGAGGCAATGTTTCAACTTCGCCGCCTTTTTTAAAGAAAGCGTCGATTAATTCTTGTGGTGTATTGTTTATTGTACGATCTGCCATTATTTAAAACTTTCTACTGTTTGATCAAATATTTCATTTAGTGTAAGTTCGGAGTGAAGAGGGTCGAGTTTTAAAACTTCATTCTCTTCCATATCAAGATCTTCGGTCTCTTCTGCTCTACTAAGTCCAAACAGTATCAACAAGTCTTCTTCATTTAGAGATTCATTGATTTGATACGATCCCCACACTGCACTCATTAAAACAAGATTGATGCCCAACTCGGCATCTTTGATTTGGTTGTCCATAATGTATCGTATGGCTTTCTTCCTGATTGAATAATAATATTCAACACGAGCAACGATGCTGTATAGGTAGTCTACGTTATTTTCGTCCATTGATTCCTCGTTTCTGGGTTTAAAGGTTCTTCCCGCACAGTATTTATTACTGGTCGTTCTTCTTTTCTTGAATTTCTCTACGACGAATAACCAGTAGGTCCTTCATGTCGTGTAGTGCTTGTCTTGCGCGAACAGCACTAACCTTGACACTATCTTCGTCGAATTTTTCACTTTCTCGAAGATAAATTGCCCAGGTTAGTTTTAACTGTTCGTGCGCATCACTCACCCAGTATTACTCCGCACAACTGTTTCCAATTAGACACTCTGATTACATTCTCGTTGTTATACCATTGATTAGTTGCATGGTCAATGAGAATTGGTCGTAATCCAAACTTTAGTCCGGTGTCACAATTTTCAGGTTTGTCTTCAATCCACCAAAGTCCAGTACCTTCATACTTGACTAATTCTTCATCTTTGTCGGCGCCGCATGCAATTGAAATTAATGTTTCGACCGAATCTGGTCCAAACACTGCATCGAGATTTTGTTGGCGGTATTCTTTTGCGGCAGGTTTCTCACTGAGACTTGTAATCATGTCAAATGTGTATCCTGCCTTGCGTAATGCTGCAACACCTTCAACTGCATCAAGTAGTGCGGGCAATTTTGCAATGGCAGAACTATTGTTGAATTCCAATACTGCATGCTGCATATCACTGCGGCTCATTGCTGGATACTTGACTTTCATATCGTACGAAACTTCGTCGCTTTTTACATGACCTAAGGTCTGCATGTGTTTGTGGAATGTATCAACCCAGTTTACCCAAACTCCGTCGCAATCTGTTAAAATCTTCATTCTTAACTCCTTCTCTATATTGCACTATAGCACACAGTCTATAAAATGTCAATGTTATACCGTGTGTAAAGAACTAGTGTTTTCGATGTAAGTCTTGGTTGCGCCCGGATCGGTCTTTGCACAAAATACAACAGTTGATCGGTTAATTGGAATTTTAGTATCTGGACTAATTGTAAATGCAAACGGAGCGAGTCCTATTCCGGTTTCAGTTGCCATTAGTGCCAGCGGCTTGCTAATGACATATTCGTTGTCTTTGATTTCTACCAAGCGAGCAATGATTTCGTCGCCTGTGGTAATCTTGATGGTAACAATGTCACCTGCTGCTAGTGGTTTTTCAATAAACATTTAATTTTCCTTTATAATTTATTATTAGAGTTCAGTGTCGCCTGACCACATATTATGATCATCAAAGTACCGGCACAGATCGTCGTGGCCCCCAACATATTTGTCATACAACCATATCTGGGGAACTGTTTTTGCAGTAGGAGCAGCTTCTAATAGCTGCTCCTTGTTCCATGCATCACCAGAAAGATTTCTCTCTTCAAACTTGATGCCTTTGCTGGTTAGCATTGCCTTCGCCTTAACGCAAAAATCACACTTGTCTTTGGTCCATACAACAGTGCTCACAGGCTCATGCCTTTGAAGGTGTCATCGCTTACATCGCGCTTGGTGCCGCCGTTGACATAACTTGTAATTTCTGTTTCTTGTGGTGCCACTTGTACATCTGCTCCACTAATCCACTTTTGTGTCCATGGTAACGGATTATCGCGCGGCGTCTTGTATGGACACGGTAGGTATACATTTTGCATACGCTTGGCGCAGATCCACTCAATATAGTTGTTTAGCAGCTCTCGGTTGATTCCCAACATTGATCCGTCTTTGAACAAGTAATCTGCCCAAGCCTTTTCCTGATCAACTGCATCAACAAACATCTGAATACATTCTGCTTCAGTTTCCTCTGCAATCTTTGCAAAGTCTGGATCGTCCTTTTTGAGGATCTTCAACATCAATTGTGTTGATGCAAGATGTAGGTTTTCGTCTCGTGCAATAAGCTTGATAATTTGTGCGTTGCCGTCCATCTTCTTGATTTCTGCAAACGCCCAACTGCATGCAAAGCTAACATAAAAGCGAACACCTTCAAGGATATTCACACTCATTAGTGTTAGCCACAACAGCTTTTTAAGTGCATACAAGTCTACTACAACTTTTTTGCCGTTTACTGTGTGCGTGCCTTCTCCGAGCAAGTTATACCATGAGGACATTTCAATTAGATCATCGTAGTATTTGGAAATGTCTTCGGCACATTCTGCAATCTCTTTGATATCCAATAGTTCGTCAAAGATTTTACTAGGGTTTGTATAGATATTGCGAATAATGTGCGTGTAGCTGCGACTGTGAATAGTCTCGGAAAACGTCCATGTAGTAATCCAGTTTTCAATCTCTGGCAAGCTTACAATTGGTCCAAATGCTTCCATTGGTGCGCG